TGGCCCCGTCGCCCAGCGTGGCGTTGTCGCCCAGCGTGGCGTTGTCGCCCAGCGTGGCCATGTTGCCCAGCGTGGCCCCGTCGCCCAGCGTGGCTTCGTTGCCCAGCGTGGCCCAGTTGCCCAGCGTGGCGTCGTCGCCCAGCGTGGCCCCGTCGCCCAGCGTGGCTTCGTTGCCCAGCGTGGCCCAGTTGCCCAGCGTGGCCCAGTCGCCCAGCGTGGCCCTGTTGCCCAGCGTGGCGTTGTCGCCCAGCGTGGCGTCGTCGCCCAGCGTGGCGTCGTCGCCCAGCGTGGCGTTGTCGCCCAGCGTGGCTTCGTCGCCCAGCGTGGCGTTGTCGCCCAGCGTGGCGTTGTCGCCCAGGTAGCGCATTTCCGGGTCGCGGCCCAGGCGGGCCATGCCTATCAGTTTCATGGCTGCACCTCTGCCAGCTTGCTGCGCAACTCGTAGCCCATGAGCGGCCACACCTTGTTGATGGCGTTGGCGCGGGCAATCTTGCGGCCCACCTCGGCGTCGAAGTTTTCAGGGCTGGCGCAGGCGCTTTCGCCTGTGACTGTGAAGCCGTTGCGCAGCACCAAGACGCAGAATGTCAGGAGCTTCAGTGGGCCGCCAATGATTGGCAGTGCATCCGCAACTATTCCAGTTGCGGCGTACACGCCGTCGCCAGCGGTGAAGAAAAACTCGGCCTCGATGTTCTCCTCAATGTCAGCAGGCGTGACGCGGGGGGCGGTCAGGCCCTTGGCCTGGATTTCTTGTTCAATTTGGTTGTCGGTCATGGTGTTTTGCCTTTCAGGCTGTTGGTGATTTCTGGAGCACTTCTCCGTGGCCGCTGGCGCCCATTCGGCTGACGACGCCTGCCTTTTCCATGGCCTCCAGCAGCCGGGCGGCGCGGTTGTAGCCAATCTGCAGGTGGCGCTGCACCAGCGAGATGCTGGCTTTGCGGTTTTTAAGTACCACTTTCACAGCCTTGTCGTACATGGGGTCTTTGTCGCCATCGAAGTACTCGGCCGGTGGCGTCACGGGGTTGGCTGGCGCCCGGGGCTCCGCGTGCCCACCCAAGGCAGCGACCAACTCGCCCAGCAGGGGCCGGAACTCGCCAATGGCGATGGCCATGGAGCCTTCAAGGTCGCCGGGGTTACGGTCATGCGAGCGGGCCTCTTCCATCACCTTGTCGCCAAAGTCGATTTTTTTCAGCTGCAGGGTGTCGGTCAGCGTGAATGCCACGCGGTCGTCAAACTCCATGGCCAAGCTGGTGGGCAGCTTGCCTTGGGCCAGGTGGGTTTTCACTTCGTCGGTCAGCAGGTAGTGGTTGGTGTACCGTACCTTGGCACTGGACTCGTCACGGGCTTTCAGCTCGCACGCATTGCCGAAGCTGAACCCGTCTGGGGCTGTATCACCGTGCAGCCATTCGGCCATGGCCACGGCGGGCGAGTCGTTGGTTTGCACCTGCTCTACCACCAATCCGTCCAAGCACTTAACCAAGGCCGTGATGGCATCGTCAAGCAGACCTGGGCTGGTGGTGTCCAGAATCAGCCACCGGCCATCCAGGATGCACAGCACGTCCTTTTGCTTGGGGAAGGCGTGGGGCAGCAGGGTGGTGAGCGCTTCTTCCTTCAGGTCGCGCTTTTCCTTTTTGCCGGGCTTGCGGCCCGTGGCCTGCTCGATGGCCTTGCACATCTGGGCGACATGCTCCGCAATCGTGGCGGCGGGCACGGTGCGGGTTTCAACCCGCAGGCGCATGACTCGGGCACCGCTGTTGAAATGCACCAGCGCATCGCTGTCATCGGCGGGCGGCACCCAGCCCAACGATTTCTGCTGGGTGGGCAGCGTGGGGGCGAAATTCAGCTGGTCGAGGTCGTGGTGCACGACAGTCATCGGCTCAGCAAGCCGGTAAATGGTGGCGTTTTTAATCATGTTCGGGCGCAAAAAAGCCCGCTGGGTGCGGGCTGGGTGAATGGGTGGGGTACTCGCTGCGTCTGGTGCTGCATCCTGTGGCAGTAGCGTCGAACCGCAGTTTCTGCACAGGGTAGGGGCTGGCCAGCATCCGCTTTCCCCCAAAACTGTCAGGCGGCCAGCACCCGGCGCAGCTTCGACTCGTACAGGCGCACGGTCTGGGCAAACTCCAACAGGTCTTTCTCCAGCGATTCGATGTGGCCGGTGTAGTCGGCCTTGGTGATGCGCTTGATGTGGATGTGCTCCAGGTCGGGCGCCCACAGCACCAGGTCTACCCACTCTCGGCCCAGCATCCACAGATAGCCCAGGCACTGGTCCATGTATTCGCTCACATCTTCAGCCACCACCGCAGTGAAAAGTGTGTCGCTGGACACCATGGTTTTGATTTCGAGCACGCCATCGGTGCCGATCAGGCCATCTGGCGACAACCCGAACTGCCCAGCCTCGTCAGCAAAAAACCCCACCTCTTCCACCAGGTTGCCGGTGGCGGCTTCGTAGGCGGCGCGGGCGGCAGCCTCTTGCTCAGAGCCCACGCGCATGTGGTAGCTCTGGAACTTGTCGGGCGACTTGCCACCGCAGCGCTCGCGGGCCAAGTCCATGGCGTACTGCTGGCACTGCTTGGACGGGCTGCCGTTCTTCAGCCGGTCGCGGGCCACTTTGAACATGCTTCCGGTAATAAGGCCCCGGCGAGCGGCCAACCACTCTTCTGAGCCTTGTTCGTGTTGGTGGTGAATCATTGGGCACCTCGCATTTCTGCCAGCTTCTCGTCAAATTTGTCGTTGAGCATTTGCACCTGCTCGGCGTCTTGGATGGCGTTCACCCAGTCGCCAGCAACGTACAGCGCATCCTCGGTGGTCGCCTGGCACAGCATGGCCATGACCTCCTCGAAAGTCTTGGTGGCGGGCTGCTGCTGGGCGGCGGGCTTGGCCGGGGCGTCCACGGTGCGGGCGTCGTCCACGGTGCGCGACTTGTCTGCGGCCATGGCCACGGCCTTGAACTTTTCGTGCTCTTGCGTGGCCACCAACACCTTGCGGTCGTTGGCGGGCAACGTCACCCAAAAAGCCTGGTAGGCCTTCACGCCCTCGCGGCTGGCCTTGTCGGCGGCCTCGTAGTTGGCCTCCGTCCACTTGGGCAGCTCATGGGCCTGGCCCATGTCTTTGGGCAGGTCCATCACTTCCTCGGCCACCGGCAGGCCGCGCAGCACGTCGGGGAACACGTCGCGCATGGCGAAGGCGCGGGCGCGCATCTGCATCATCCGCTTGGGGTACTGCGCCCATGGCCCTTGCTTGCCCAGCAGCCCGGCCAGCTTGGCATCGGCGCGGCTGAAGGTGCGCTCCTGCTCGGGCTCTCCCCGGCGCTTCACCCGGCAGGTGGCCATGTCCTCGGTTTGCGTCTCGATGACCCACTCACACGCGGGGCTGCTGCGCACCAGGGCGATGACGGCATCACCCCACAGGCTGGGCCGCCCGTTGATCACGGCCAGGTTCTGCATGGCTTGCAACGGCTTCAGCCCGAGCTCCATGCCCCACTGGATGGCCACCAGACAGTTGCCGGGCTTGCTCTTGAAGTCCTTGGGCACCATGTCGCTGTCGGCCAGGTACTGGCTGAGGGTCAGCGCTTGGTCAAACGACTGGGGGCTCAGGTCAAACTGCTTTGCAGTTGCGATTTCGTGTCCCATGGTCAACCTTTCAGGCTTTCGATTTCCGCTGCACGCTCGGTAATCCAGCGCGCGGCGGTCTTGTTGTCGGTGTCCCAGTACGAGGCAACAGCCAGCACGATTGCGCTGGCGACCGGGGCGGGCGGCAGGTGGGCAACTACCGGGGCTGGCTCGGCTGCTACCGGAGCTGGCTCGGGGTCTGCCGGGAAATATGGGCCGTCAACCGCATCGACAGCGCCACCAATGCCTGAAACCATGTCAACAAGTCGCGCCGCCTCAGTCAGCATGGGCTCGGCGGCGGGCTTGCTCTTGGCCTCCAGCTCGGCGCGCATGCGCTCCAGCTCGGCACGCTGGGCGGCCATCTCCTCGGCGGCGGCGCGCACGCGGGCCTCTGCGGCTTCGGCCTGGGCACGGGCTTCGTCGGCCACGCGCCTGGCTTCGGCTGCCGCTGCTTCGCGCTGTGCGGCCAGCTCGTCCTGCTGCTTCTTGATGGCTGCGGCGGCCTCGGCCTGCTGGCGGGCCAGCTCTTCGCGCTCGGCCTTCAGGCGGGCGGATTCGGCTTCTTGCTCGGCCTTGATGCGGGCTTGCTGGGCTTCTTGGGCTTTGCGGTCAGCCAGCACGTCAGCCAGGTGCGCAGTGGCATCGGCATAGGCGAAGCCTGCTTCGTCGGCAAACTCTTCAAAGTCCAACAGCTCCACACCGGCCAACTTGGTTTGCAGGTCGGCCACGCGCTCACTGGTGCGGCAGTTGTTGGCCAGCACCACGTAGCTCTTGATGGCCGCAATGCGCTCGGTGATGGCCAGCACGCGGGCGCGCTCCTTGGCCTCGGCTTCGGCCTTGATGCGGGCCTGCTCAGCGTCCCACGCATCGCGCACCGCTTTCAGGCGGGTTTCTTCCGGCTCAACGATGGCCACCAGGCGGGCAGCCTCGGCAATCACGGCCTTGGAAAACTTGGTCGCATCCTCGCGGGCTTCTTTGGCTGCACGCTCAACGGCGGTGCGTGCGCGGGTCAACTCCATGGCTGCGCCGTGGGCCTGCTCGCGGCCTGCCTTGTCTTTCACCAGCGTGATGCTGGCGTGCTTGGTGGCCAACTCGGTCAGGTGGCGCTCTGCTTTTCCACTGTCCAGCGCCAGGGCGGCGCGCTCGGCGGGGGGAAGGGCGGTGGTGCCCACTTCTTCAATGTCCAAAAGTTCCATGTTTTGCTCCTTAAAAAAATCGGTGGGTGATGTAGCCCGCCAGAAAGCCCAGCGTGAAAACGCAAGAAACAATCGCCACCAGCACGCTGATTCCGTACATCAGCGCAGCGTCGTCGGCTTCGTCGTGGTCAGTCAGTGGCGCGGTGGGTGCGGTTGGCTCTAGCGGTGTCAGTGCTGCTGATGCGGCCATTCCTGCAACTGGATTTGCAGTTGTTACGCGGGCCGGACAATTGGCAGCTTGTGTGCACCCATTGCTGTAACAAAAATCATCGCATTGAGGGTTCATTAATCCACTCCTTTATTCGATGGCTTTCTGTTTTTCTGGTGCGAATAAATGCGCGCAACGGGCTGAGTAAGCGCTCGTTCGACAGTCCAGTTTTTTGCAAGTCTGGACTGAAGAGTGATGTTGTTTATTCCAACTTCTTCCGCCCATTCTTGTAGGCACATTGTTTTCCCATCGTGGGTTAGCATTCTGTTCACCCTTCTATTTCTAGCCTGCTGCCTTGTTGTGGCCCACCGGCAGTTATCGGGCGAATAGCCTTTTTCGGGGTTTATTCGGTCCAGCGACATACCATCAGGCCTGTGGCCCATGTCATTGAAAAATTCGATAAAACTTGCGCGCCACTTTTCGCAAACAGTTACGCCGTTTGCGCCATAAGATTTAAAATCCCTGCGGTTTTGGTTGTAACAGCGCTGAATCATGCTGTCCCAAATTGAATAAATTGCCGTGCCGGACATTCCATGTGTTCTTGTTCTATCTCCGGCTGACTGACGGCCTTTATGGCGCAAAACTTTTACAGTCAGCGGTGAGTTATGTTCATTGCAGTTCATCGCAGCACCTCCCCGCGCCGGGTTACGCACACAAGTTGGTCGCCGTCGTACTCGGCGCTGGCCTGCAGGCCGCCGTACTTTGTCTGGCATGCCCTGGCGTGGGCCAGCCACTCGCGGCGCTCCTTAACGGCATCGCTCTCAAAGTCCTGCGGGTCGAGCAGTTGGGCACCGACGAATAGGCCCAGAAAGGCAGCCGCCAGCAGCAGGTTGAAGATTCGTTGTGTCATTCGCATTCCTCCCGCGACTCGGCCGCATGCTGTTCGACAGCCGCATAGCACTTGTCCACCGCCCAGCCTTCCAGCATCTCGGAGCGGTGCATCTCAACGGGACCAGCCCACACGCTGTGCAGGTAAAAGCCGTCGTCCTCGTTTTCTGCCCAGTCAACCGTCAGCCAAACGCCGGGGCTGACCTCGCACTGAGTTCGGTAGGTGTGCCCGGCTTCAGGCGGGGCTACCAGTGGCACCAGCGCATCAAGCACTGGCGGTGTGCGAAACCCGGTGGGCACAAGTTCGGCAACGTGGAAGTGGCGCGGGTCCATGTCTCGGCTCCAGAAAGAAAAAAGCCCCCGGTGTTTGAAGCCGGGGGCGAAAAGCTGCCGAAGCAGCTCAGGGAGGTTTGGTTGATGCCCGACAAGCTGCCCATGAAGCAGGGCTTTGCTTTTCTTCAACGCACGGTTCCTTTTGATGGAAAGTGGTTTTTTGCGCGCCGTGGCTAATTCCGCACACGCTCTTGCCGGTCATCAAGTAAGCGCCCAATCCAGACGCTTGCTTGATGCCCCTCGTTTGAGGGGTGGCCTGCGTCTCCCCATTGCTGGGCTCAGGCCGCGCACTGGCTGCGCTTGTGGCAGATCACTATCTGCCGCCGTGTTTTGATGACCCCGAAGGGATGACGTTGGGGGTACCCACCGACCTGGTTGCAGCCTTGCACTGACAACCCCGGCCCAACGTGGCATTTCTGCCGTCGCGGTTTGCTTTTTTTGGCTTCCGCTTTGCCTCACCGGTCTGTTTGAGTGCCCCGGAACACATACGCAACGGGGTGCAAAGCTCGATCACCTTGGCCCGATGCCGCTTTGTTTGCGGCATGGGTCATACTTTAGCACACTAAATTGAGCGCAGTAAAGTAAACTAAATAAAATTTACTGATTCAGGGTAAACCCCGAAGGTTGGCAGAGAAGCAGGCGTAAAAAAACCGCCTCGATGGGCGGTATCAACCAGGACAAAGCAATGTCAGACGAAACAGTCACCATTCACATCAAACGAATGCCTGATGGGCTGTGGGAGGCGGCGGTCAACACCGAAGATGTTTCCTATGCTGTCTTTGGTGCAACAAAGGCAGAGGCAGTGTCAAAGCTCTTTGACTTCAAGTTATGCGGCGAGCATGACGGAACCATGATGGGCTACATGAATGCCCTCGCGGAAAAGGGCCGTCAATCCTTATCGGCAGGCTTGTCTGAGTAAATTTTGGTCACGATCAGCGCCAGTTGATGAACGGGCGCACCTGTCTCTGCTGCGCCGGCAAACAGCAGCCTGCGTAACTCAGCGCGGGCATCTTCCGCACTGGCGGCTGTCGTCGTCAGGCGTGCAACCTCTTCCCCGGCTTGGTCAAAGGCTTGTGCAAGGTACTTGGCAGTCATTTCACCTATCGAGTCTCATGCGTATGGCAAGTTGCCTGCCCTGCACTATTCACAAGCCAAACCATGTTTTCATTGTTGCCCCAGCATGGGTTTTGTGTGGACCCGTACAAGCAGCAACAGGCCTTAGAGGCAACATAGGCCGCCTGCGGGAATGCAATATCTGCCGTTTGTTTAATCGTGCACTGGTCTGCTGTTTGGGAGAAGGGCGACCATTTTTTATTCCCAGAGCCGACCACCACGCCACGGTATTGGTCTGGATACTTTCCGTTGCACTCCCGGAACACTGCTCCAAGTGTTGGCTGTGTTTTTGCCTGCTTCGCTCCAGCCAATAGACACTCGGCGTAGTTTTCTGCAAATGCCACGCATGGCAGAGTCAAAGTCAAAGCCAGCAAAAATTTCATATCAGCTTGATGGGTGGATAGGTTGCTTCCACAACACGCCCGATCACGCGCAGGTCGGGGTCGTCAATCTCAATGGTGGGGTACTGGCTGTTGATGGGCTTGAGATACCACCGCCCACCATCCATCACCAGTTGCTTGAAGCTGGCTTGTTGGGTAGCCACGTCTTTGGCAATCACGAAGTCGCCTGCACCACATGCCCGCTCTGGGTCAACGATAAGGACCGTGCCAGGGGGGAAGTTGTGTTTGCTCAGCCCCTGTTTGTTCTGCATAGAGTCGCCAGAAACCACCAAGGCGAATGCATTTCTGGTTGGCGTGACAGTCTGGGCATCTACCCAGCGCTCAACCTCCCCCGGATAAATCGTGTCAAGCACGTCTGAAAGCTCCCCAGCTTGAATCCATGAAATAACCGGAACCTTGGCTTTGCTGACCAGTGGCTTGACGTTGGACGGCTCATCAACAACCTCTTCTTTTTTCGGGCCCACGCCAGAGGTCAACCATTTCTCTCTGTAGCCAGTGACCTCGCTAAATTTTTGAGCAGTCACAGCTTTTAGGCTTTTTGTGGAGCCGTTTTTCCAATGGGTAACAGAAGCCGGTGTCACGCCGCATGCAACAGCGATCTCATGGCTCTGCTTGCCAGAAGCGTCAATCGCCTCACTGATTCGTTCTGCCATGGTGGTCATGCGTGTATTTAGCCAGCTATTTATTTAGTGAGCTTTTCACTCTTGATTTAGTGTGCTAAAGTTGAGGAATGAAGACGCAAGACGCAATCAAACACGCCGGCAGCTCTGCAAATCTGGCAAAGCTGCTCGGCATTACGCCCGGGGCTGTGTCCCAGTGGGGCGAGCAAATTCCCGACGCTCGAATTTGGCAGCTGAAGGCAATCCGCCCTCGGTGGTTCAAAACATCCAAACCCCCAAAAGAGGTGGCTTGAGCCATGCACCACTTTCCCCGGCCCATAGGCCGCACCACGCCTTGCAGCCAAGTCTCCTACTGGACCGCAGGGACTGACACCACCCCGCACTGCGCAATCGCCCCCATTGGGGCTGATGGGCTGGTGCGGCCTACGGGGGTTTTCTGAATGAGCAAGCTCGACCACGCCATCACCATCAAGGTGACCGACGAAACGGCAGCCCGAATCACCGGTCTTGCACTGCTTGACGGCAGCGACGGGAACAGCGACTGGGTAAGGCATTTGGTTCTCCGGGCGATTGAAGAGCGCGAAAAGCATTTCCGCGCGCTTGAGTCCATCTTCGCGCCACGCACAGCCGATGGCGAGGAATACCCGGTCAGCCGTGGTTTACCCGCATCTCCTTTTCACGGGGGCCGCTGATGACACGCAAACAACCCGACCTATTCGGCACCCCGGCCATGGCCGTGGACCGCTTTGAGAAGGACGCCATGGGCTTTCTGCTGGCCTACGCCAAGCGCATGGGCGCCAAGTCCTTCAGCGCGGAAGAGGTGACCCTGGCAGCCATGAAGAAGGGCATCGCCAGCACCGACTTGCGGCACTGGGGGCAAATCTTCAACCAAGCCGCCCGTGACGGCGCGATTGTTCGCTCAGGCGAGGCATACAGGCGCGTGATGGGCAATGGGACGCTGGCACTTGGCTGGAGGGCTGCGTAATGCACTACTACAAACGAAACCTGGGCGACTACGCCAAAAAAGCTGGCCGTTTGTCCATGCTTCAGCACGGTTCGTACACGCTCTTGATAGATGCGTGCTACGACCGTGAACAGTTCCCCACGCTTGAAGAGGCCATTGATTGGACCTGGGCCAGTTCCACCGCCGAAGTTGAGGCCGTGGAGTTCGTTTTGCGCAAATTCTTCACCCTTGAGGATGGTCGCTACGTCCAAAAACGCATCCAAGAAGAGATTGCGGAGTACCACGAAAAATCCACGACCAACGCACGAATTGCACAAGAGCGTGAGGCCAAGCGCAAGGAGTCGTCAACGAATCGTGCACGAACCGTGAACGCGACGCCTCAAAAACAAAACGAACCGCCACCTAACCAAGAACCAATAACCATTAACCAAGAACCAGAAGAGGGGGATACGCGCAAGCGCGCACCCACCCCCCCCAAGGTCGCAAAACCTGCCGAAGTGGCCGAACAAACCTGGGCCGACTGGCTGCAACTCCGCAAGGCCAAAAAAGCGCCCGTGACGGAAACGGTCCTGAAGTCGGCCATCAGCGAATCGGCCAAGGCCGGGCTTCCGCTGGACCGGTTCTTGGGCATCTGGTGCGCCAGGGGGTCGCAAGGCCTGGAGGCCTCTTGGCTGACCGACAACGAACGCCGCCAGCACGGCCACCACAACGGTTTCAAAACCGCCCGGCAGCAAATGATCGAGGGCGGTGCTGCCGCCATTTTTGACGGAGCCACCCATGTCTGATTTTTCCAATGTCGCCACCACGGTCGCCTCTGCTCAGGCCAAGCCCCAGCAGCCCGACCAGGCCCACATCCGCAAGCTGTTCATGCTGCTGCACGGCGCATACGGCAACCCCTTCATTGCGAAATTTTCCAGCGGCGAGCGTGACGCGGACGGCAAAGACAAGGGCATCCGCTCCGCGATGATGGTGTGGGCACACGGCCTCAAAGAGTTCACCCCCGACGTGGTTGAAGCCGCAGCAAAGCGCTACACGCTGCTCTACCCCGAGTTCCCGCCAAACCTGCCGCAGTTTGAGGCGGTTTGCCGGTCCATGGCACCTCGCAAAACCTTTGCCGAAGAGCAAGGCTTGGCCGTGACTGGGCGCGACGAATCCTTGCTGGCGTGGCCGCTGGCGACAAGCGTTCGCCAACGGTGGTGCGCTTTGCCAAGGAGGCATTGGCTCATGCGTAAGTGGCCCGAACCCCTGGTAGCCGCCATCCGCGCTGAGCTGCAAGGCAACGCCCGCCGCGACCTGATTGGCTGGGCGCACCGCACGGTGGACGCCAAAGCCACAAAGAAGCCCGTCAGCGCACATGACCTTGAGCGCGCCCGCTTGGTCCTGGTCCTCGCCAGTGAAAGCCGCAATGGACAGCCAACATGAATTTGAACGTGCCGCAGCCCATTACGCCGAACTTGCCCTTGAACCCGGATGGTGGGACTACTGCCGCCACCAGGTCGCAGAGCTTGAGCAGGACAAGTGCGGGCTTTACGCCGGGCTCCGCGCGGAAGTCCGCAAGCGGATTGACGCAGCCAAAGCCAGTGCGAAGCCCGGACCACGGTGACGTGGACGACTTGGACGATTTCCCACCCCGCCGCCGGTATTTGACCGCCGGCACCTGGGGCATCAAGACGCCGGGGTTGCGCCGGGCACACCCATTTGAGGGGCTCATGGCATGAGGCCCAAAAAGTGCAAGGTGTGCCGCGCTGAGTTCACCCCCACCAAGCCCATGCAGTCCGTGTGCACCACCGCCTGTGCGCTTTCCATTGTGGCCATAAAGAAGGCCAAGGCCGCAATCAGTGCAAAGACCGCCGAGCGCAAGGAAACCAAGGCCAAGCTGGAGAAGCTGAAAACCAAGGGCGACTACATCAAGGAGGCCCAAGCCGCTTTCAACAGGTATATCCGCTTGCGGGATGCTGGCAAACCTTGCATCTGCTGTGGGCTGCCAATGGGGGAAAACATACCCGGCGGCGCTGTGGATGCAGGCCATTACCGCAGTCGAGGAAGTGCACCGCATCTTCGATTTGATGAGCGCAATGTCCACGCGCAGCGCAAGCAGTGCAACCGATTTGATTCGGGGAACGTGCTTGGCTTCAGGTTTGGATTGCGTGAGCGCATCGGCATGGATGCTTTGGAGGCATTGGAGGCGGACCAGACACCTCGCAACTACACCATTGATGACCTGAAAGCCATCAAAGCCAAGTACACGGCAATGGCCCGAGAGTTGGAGCGTGCCAATGGCTGAACGCCTGACCCTTCCACTCTGGAACGCCCAGCAAGGCCACCAAGCACTTTTGCGCGCTTGGTCAGAGTATGCCAAGCCCATGCTGATTGCCGGTCATCGCCTGGTGCTTGAGGTCAAGCCTGAAAAGCGCAGCGACCCACAAAACCGCCGCCTTTGGGCCATGTTGACCGAGGTGTCCAAGCAGGTCGAGTGGTACGGCCAAACCCTTTCGCCAGAGGACTGGAAGCACATTTTTACGGCTTCCCTGCAAAAAACCCGGGCAGTTCCTGGGATTGATGGGGGCATCGTGGTTTTGGGCCAGTCCACCAGCCGCATGACCAAAGCTGAGATGTGCGACTTGCAAACACTGATTGAGGCCTTTGCAGCAGAGCGCGGTGTTCTGTTGGGGGTTGATATGGAAACTGGGGAGATTCGATGAGCGCAACAGGAACTGAGGCCCGGGTGATCGCAATGATTGCCGAGCGCCAGAAATTGGGCATTGCGAAATATGGACAGACCGTGGCCGACAACCCGCTGATCCTGCGCCAGTGGCTCCAGCACCAGCTGGAGGAATTGCTGGACGCTGCCGTGTACTGCCAGCGGGCGATTGAAGAGATCGACGCAAAGTCGGATGACCAGAAATGGTTTTGAACGGCTGCCACAACCGCGCCCCATTCAAAACCATCACACCGGTCCAAGACGGCTGGTACATGGATGGAGTGAGCCGCACCCCGCGCATGGTGGCTGTTCCCTTCCGCATGGCAACCACATGCCAATACACCAAAACCACCCTCGGCCAAGCCGACAAGGGGTGTGACGGTTGCAAACACAGAAAGGCATGAATGCTTAAAAAAGGCGTAACCCTAGTCAAGTTCACCCGGCCAGCAAGTGCAATGCGCGTTTGTCTGATGGCAGTGGAAAACGATCAGCGCAGCAAAAATGAGATTGTCGAATACACCAAGCTATCAAGGGGCAAGGTCGATTCGGCATTGCGGAATCTGGCGTACATCGGCGCAATCGTTCGGATTCAGGATGCACAAGGCAGGAGTGTCTACCAATTGCCGGGGCGATTTGGGCAGGTTGCTCCGTGTTTGATGGGGGTGAGGTCAATATTTGATGTGTCTACCGCTGTGGACACTCAAGCATTGGTCAACACCCGAAAGGACTGACAAATGACAACGGTAAAAAAAACCAATGGAAAGCTGTCTGGCGTTGCCAAGGCGGCCGCGGAAGGCAGGCCAGGCCCGGGTCGCCCGGCCGGCGTTCCAAACAAGAACACGATGGCAATCAAGGACATGATCCTGCAAGCCCTGGAAGGCGCTGGCGGGGTCGAGTACCTGCAACAACGCGCACAAGACCCACGCACTGCATCTGCTTTCCTCGGCCTGGTGGGCAAGGTGCTGCCCATGGCCGTGACTGGCCCGGATGGCGGGGCAATCCAGACCGTGACCCGTATTGAACTGGTGGCGATGCGCGGTGACGACTAAGCAGATTGCAATCCCTGCAAAGCTGCTGAAAGTCTTTGATGGCCGGGCAGACGTAAGGGGCGCACACGGCGGCAGGGGCAGCGGCAAGACCCGCACCTTCGCCACCATGCTTTGCACGCAGGGGCGCATCTTTGGCGAGGCTGGGCAGCGCGGCATTCTGCTGTGCGGCCGGCAGTTCATGAACTCGCTGAGTGATTCCTCGTTGGAGGAGATCAAGCGGGCGATTCAGGACGACCCCTGGCTGACCGAGTATTACGAGATCGGCACCAACTTCGTGAAGTCCAAAGACGGGCGCATCGAGTTCGTGTTCGTCGGCCTGGATCGCAACATTGCTTCAGTGAAGTCCAAGGGGCGAATCCTGATTTGCTGGGTTGACGAAGCCGAGCCAGTGACCGACGAGGCATGGAACACGCTGATACCAACGCTGCGGGAGGAGGGCGAGGGCTGGAACGCCGAGCTGTGGGTGACGTGGAACCCGAAGCGCAAGAAGGCCCCGGTGGAAAAGCGATTCAGGTTTGCGAGTGACCCGCTTATCAAAATGGTGGAGCTCAATTGGCGCGACAACCCAAAGTTCCCGGCCAAGTTGGAGCGCGAACGCATGCGAGACATGGCAGAGCGCCCTGACCAGTACGAGCACATCTGGGAGGGCGACTACGTTGGGGCGGTGGAGGGTGCATACTACGCCAAGAGCATCACCCAGGCGCGGGCAGAGGGACGGATTGGCCGGGTTGGGCCTGATCCCATCATCAGCTATCGGGCCTTCTGTGACATTGGCGGCACCGGTCAGCGGGCTGATGCGTTCACCATTTGGGTGTGCCAGTTCATCGGCAGGGAAATGCGCGTTCTCAAGTATTACGAAGCCGTGGGCCAGCCTGCATCAGCGCACATGGAGTGGCTGAGGTCGAGCGGATACCTGGGGGGCAACACGACGATCTGGCTGCCCCATGACGGCGACAAGCAAGACGCGGTGTTCGATGTGAGCTACCGCAAGGCGTTTGAGTCGGCAGGCTACCCGGTGGAGGTGGTGCCCAACCAGGGCAAGGGCGCGGCCATGATGCGGGTGAGGTCGGCACAAAGAGCGTGGCCCAGCATCTACATGGACGAGGCCGGATGTTCGGCGGGTCTTGAGGCTGTGGGCTGGTACCACGAGAAGCGTGACGAGAACCGCGAGATCGGCCTTGGCCCTGAGCATGATTGGGCATCACACGGCGCTGATTCATTCGGCCTGATGTGCGTGGTCTACGAGGCTGTTGGCGCTGCGTCCACCATTGCAAAGCCCATTGCCTACAAGCGCAAGTTTGTTGCCTGACAAGAGCCAACGGGGAACCTCGCTCGATCAGCCCCTAATAAGGGCGGCAGTAATGCCGAGGTGACACACCGGAAAGACGGTGCCTTATTCATCGTCTACCAGCTTGAACAATGCCCACCAACTGAGGGCACAAGATGGCGAAGATGACGGACGATGACCTGCTAGACCTGCTGCGGCGCAAAGAAGAGGCTGCGGCAGATTACGTGCACGGCGACCTGGGCCAACAGCGTGAAGTGCTGATGCGGGAATACCACCGCATGCCCTACGGCAACGAGACCGATGGCGAATCCCAGGTGGTCGCCAGTGACGTGCAGGACACAGTGGAGTGGATTCTGCCCGCGCTGCTCAAGGTGTTCACCAGCACCGACAAAGCCGTTTCATTTGAGCCATCACGCGAGGCCGATGTGAAGCCCGCAGAGCAAGCCACCGATGCTTGCAACTACGTGTTCTACCGCCAGAACAACGGTTTCCTGGTGTTGTACACGGCACTGAAGGACGCGCTTACCGTGCGCAACTGCGCGGTCAACTGGCGCAAAGAGACGAAGGAATGCGTTTACAGCGTTCCATTCAAGGGCGCAACGTCCGAGATGCTGGCGATGATGCTCCAGGAGGATGGGGCAGAGATTGGTGAGATTTCAGAACCCCAAGTTGTCCCAGATCAGTTCGGAATGCCTGTTGAGGTGTTCTCGGGCCGCATCAAGCGCACGGAGAAAAAGCAGACTATCAAGGTCGAGGCATTCTCGCCAGAAGATTTGCTGGTTGATCGCGACTGGACTTCGCCATTGCTGGACGAATGCCCCTATGTCGCCCGGTTGATGCCTGTCACCCTGACAGACTTAAATCTGATGGGCTTCAAGAACGTCACCGCCGACGATCTGCGCGCTTCAGACCAGGCCGACTACTCTGCTGACGCTGATTTCCGTCTGAGCAAGATCAACCAGCAGGACGCCATGACCACCGTTGGCACTGCCTGGGGTGATGACCATGGGCAAGATGACAGCATGGCCGAGGGTTGGCTGCGCATTGAGTACGTGGAAGTGGATGCAGACGGTGACGGTGTGGCCGAGCGGCTGGAGATTTACCGACTGCGCGAAAAGATACTGCGCAAAGAGGTTGTCTCCCACGTCCCAATTGCCACATTCAGCCCCATTCTGAACACGCACCGTTGGGACGGCATGAGCATGGCTGATGCGGTGTCTGACCTGCAGAAGCTGCACACCGAGCTGCTGCGCCAGACGCTGAATAACCTGTACCTGACCAACAACCCGCGCACCAAGGTGCTGACGGACGCCAACTGGTCGCCCCTGGCCAACATTGATGACCTGTTGGACTCGCGGGCAGGCGGCATCATTCGTCAACGCGACCCCAACGCCGTAACAGAGCAAGTCACCCCGTTTGCTGCCGGGGCTTCAATGCCCATGCTGGAGTACGTCCAGGGCATGCGCGAGAACCGCACGGGCGTGTCTCGCACCTCGATGGGCCTCAACCCTGACAGCCTGAACAACACCGCCACAGGCCGCCAGATTGACCAGAGCGCCGCACAGCAGCGCATTGAGTTGATCGCCCGCATTGCCGCTGAGATTCTGCTGAAGCCCATTTTCAAGGGCATTCTGAAGCTGCTGACCGATGGCGACATGGAAAAGCTCGCTTTCCGGTTGCGTGACGAGTTCGTGGAATACGACCCCAACGAATGGCGCGACAGCTACGACATGACCATTCATGTTGGCTTGGGCACTGGTGATCGCATGGCCCAGACGCAGAGCCTGATGAGCATTTGGCAGATGCAACAGGCCGCCATGGGCTTCGGCATCGCCACGCCAAAGCACCTGTACCAGACCGCCGTGAAGGTGATCGAGAACGCTGGCTTCAAGGACGTTCAATCGTTCGTGCAAGACCCTTCCAAGCAGCCCCCACAGCCTCCGCAGCCGCCTTTGCCTTTGCAGTTGGAGCAATTGAAGCTGCAAGCCGATGCGCAAAAAACGCAGGCGCAGTTGCAGGCCGACATTCAGAAGTTCCAAGCGCAGGCCCAGATTGACCGCGAGAAAGAACAACTGAAGGCCGACGCCCAGTTGCAGGCAACACGGGCACAGCTTGAGTTGCAAGCGGCCAACGACGCCCGAGATTCAGAGCGTGAAACCATAAAGGCGCACATGCAGGCCCAGGCCGAGCAACAGCGCATGGAGTTTGAGCGCTGGAAGCATGAAACCCAACTGATGTTTACCCGCCAGTTGGAAGAAATGAATATTGCCGCCGATCTCCAAAAGGCCCAGATCAGCGCAAACACCGCCATCACCCAAGCCGACATGGCTGCACAGCAAAACGCAGCCGCAGACCTCTCAACCAGCTTTACACAGGAATGACCATGAGCAAAGGCGCTTACAACCTCGCAGCCATCACACCAAGCGATTCGACGGATTTGCCCGATGGCGTATGCACCGCTGTCTGGGTAGGGACGGGTGGGGACATTGCAGTTCGCACCCAGCCAATGGGTGGCTCTGTCATCCTGAAAAACGTGCCAGGTGGCTATCCGCTTAACGTGGAGGCCAAACGGATTTTGGCAACCGGCACCACTGCGACTGATCTGGTCGCAATGTACGCATGAACAGCCTCAGTCTTGGGCTTGGGCTTGAGTACGGCGGCGCACTCACTCTTGCCCAGCGCGCCATCAGCACCCTCCGCCGCCTAGGTGCCACAGTCATCGGCCTGCCAGACAACGTGCTGGGCGACGGTGCGCCGAACTTGCTGAGTGCGCCGGAGTTTGCTGGTGGATTGGCTGATGCGACAACTCGCGGTGGGTTGCTCACGCTGGCAAGCATGACCGGGTATGACAACGCGATTGCGTTTGGCCACGATGGGGTAACCGGGAGCTACGCTTACAAGAATTTCACTCACACGAACGGCCTGACGTATACCTTGTCCGTGATTGTCCGAATGGATGATGGGGCTGCACCGACTTTTGCGGTAGTCAATGACGGCTCAACCAGTGCAAATACCTTTGCCTTGGTCTTTGGTGGTTCGGTCATTAACCCAACGCTTCTCACGGTACAACTTCAACCGGACGGCAACTATCGCGTAAGCGGTACGTGGGTTTCTTCTGGCGCGATAAGCAACTTCGGCATCGTCAAATACGCCAGCAACAACAACAGCACTTTCAAAGTCACCGGCTACAAGCTGGAATTGGGCAGCGTAGCCACCGCCTACACCACTCAATCAGTCCTGGTTACTCGCGGCACATTCATCGACAGCACAGGCACCACGCCAGTGACTGCGGTGGGTGATGTGATTGGTCGTGTGAATGACCGCATTGGCAGCAACCACGCCACCCAGGCCACCACAGCAAGCAAGCCGATGGTGGTCATCAACGCTCAGGGTAAAAAAGTCATCAGCTTTGACGGCTCAAACGACTTCCTGCAACTGTCACAACCAGTATTCACCGCTGCAAACGATGATGGCTTTGTATGCGCTGGGGTAGTACCAACAACGATAACAGGGGTGCAGGCAGTGGTTGCATCGCGTGGCCCGAGTGGCACACCAACAAGCTGTGCAAACGGGTTGTTCATGTCATCTGGCACCCCTCTTGCTTACTGGGAGGGTGGTGTATCTACAACGCTTACCGGGTCGGCTGTTACGGCTGGAACCCCGTTGGTTATATCTGCACGCAAGGCCGGTACTTCTGTCAGTCTGCGTGTGAATGGTGCGGTGGCTCAATCAGGCGCGACATCCGTTACCAACACGACCATTGCAAGTACATCTATTGGCATCAGCCTCAGCGGCACAGCCAACG